ATAGATGGCAGATCAGAAATTGTAACAACTGATGTTAGAGATACTGTTGAGTATATTATGCCAAGTCTTATGCGTATTTTTACAACTCATAACAATATAGCTGAATTTGAGCCACAAGGCCCTGAAGATGTGCAAATGGCACAACAAGCTACTGATTATGTAAACTATGTATTTAACAGGCAAAACAATGGTTTTAAAGTCCTATACGATGTGTTTAAAGATGCACTTATTAGCAAAACAGGTATTGTAAAGCATTATTGGGAAGAAAAAACAGAAGTATCTACTGAACATTATGAAAATCTTACAGAGATTGAATATCAAGCAGTATTAGCTAATGATGAACTTGAAGTTTTAGAACACACAGAAACACAAATACAAGAAGCTCAATTAGATGAAAATGGCATGATGGTTAGTCCTGAAATTATAAGCCATGCTTTGAAAGCAAAAAGAACAAAAACAAGTGGACAGGTTAAAGTTGTTGCTGTTCCACCTGAAGAATTTTTAATATCAAGGAGAGCAGTTGATATACATACTGCACAATTTATTTGTCATAGAGTAAAAAAATCAGTAAGTGATTTAATTTTAGAAGGATATGATCCTAAAATTGTAGAAAATATGCCAAGTTATTCTCAATCACAAGCTGAATATAATGAGGAAAGACTTGCAAGATTTAGCTACGATGATGACGCAATACCACCTGATGAAGGTTCAGGTGCAAATAGGCAAATATGGTTAGATGAATGTTATGCACATATTGATTTTGATGGCGATGGTATTGCAGAGTTAAGAAAAATTACTAAAGGTGGTAATGAAATACTTGAAAATGTAGAGATTGAATATATACCATTTTCAACAATATGTCCTTTACCGATACCTCATAAGTTTTATGGCATGTCAGTTGCTGATACAGTCAAAGACATACAGTTAATTAAATCTACAATAGTTAGAAATATACTTGATAATATGTATTTAACTAATAATGCAAGGTATGCAGTTCTTGCAGGACAAGTAGAGTTAGATGATTTGCTTACATCAAGGCCAGGTGGAATAGTCAGAATGAGAGCACCAGGTGCAGTAACACCCTTGCCGACACCACAAATATCACCTGATGCTTTCAATATGGTTCGATATCTAGATCAAGTAAGAGAAGAAAGATCAGGGGTATCTAAAATGACGCAAGGACTTAATCCTGATGTATTAACATCTCATGTAACTAGTGGTGCAATCTCAGCAGCAACAGAGTCAGCTATGCAAAGAACTGAGTTAATTGCTCGTATATTTGCTGAAACAGGAATCAAAGATGTGTTTAGATGTATATATGAATTAGTGCAAAGATACGAAGATAGAGAAAAAATAGTATTTTTGAATAATAGATTCGTACCCATAGATCCTAGCAAATGGAAAGATAGATTAAATTGTACTGTAAATGTTGGTGTAGGAAGTGGCTCACAACAAAGCAAAATGCAAACAATGAGCAGTATTATGAATATCATGCAAGGATTGATACAAAATGGTGCTATGGGATCACTTGTTACACCACAAAATATATATAATGCAGTAAGTGAATTTGTTGCACAATCAGGATATAAAAACTCAGATATGTTTGTATCTAATCCACAAATGATGCCACCACCTCAACCACCACAACCGACTGTTGAGGAAAAAGTACAAGCTCAAAAAGCACAGGTTGAATTACAAAAATTACAACTACAAGCTAAAGAATTAGAGATTGAAACACAAATAAAAGCACAAGAGTTAAAACTTAAACAAGAAGAAGCTGCTGTAAATCTAGCACTTAAAAATAAAGACTTAGAAATTAAAAAATCACAACTTGAACTTAACGAACAAGAACTTGCTCTTGAAGCTGTGCAAAACAGACCTATAGGAATAGGGCCGACCTAATGGCATATCCTAAATATAAACCTGATTACAGCAAAATAAGTAGAGGTAAATTAATATCAAAAAAAATTAAGATATTAAAAAAAGAAGGTAAACCTCAAAAACAAGCAGTAGCTATTGCACTTAATACTTATCCAAAACGTAAAAAGTTGCCACTAGCATGAAAGACTTAAACGAACTCAATCTCGAAATCGAAATTATCAAAAAAGATATAAGTGATATTAAGAATAATCATTTGCAACATATCGAGAAAGATATGCGAGATGTAAAGATTGAGATATTTAGATTTAAGTATATTGTTTATGGTGCAGTCATTGTATTTGCACTTGTAAGCAATAACATGCAAGAGATATTAAATTTATTTTAGGAGAAATATTATGTATGGAAAGAAACACAAGAAAGGTAAAAAAGGCAAAGGCAAGGGCAAGTGCTAATGGGTGCTAAAACCAAACATTATTTTAAAACAGGCAAAGAGTTTAAAGGGAATGTGCATAAAATGCCCAATGGACAAATTCATACAGGCAAGACACACAGCAAAACATCGAAACCTGTTGTTCACTTCAAAGATTTATCTGCAAGAGCAAAGAAGGTAGCAAGATCATGATGAAAAAAAATAAAAAGAAAAAATCTTTTCCTGACTTAAACAAAGATGGAAAAGTAACTCAAGCCGATGTTCTTATGGGCAGAGGAGTTTTAAAAAAAACTAGGAATGGAAAACTTGGTTGAATAATAAACAATTACAAAATTTTTTATTAAAAAACAGAATTTCTATCAATGAGATATTTAATAAGACTGGCATACCTGCTAATCGAATGAGAGGATATCTCGCTGGGAGAATAACTATACCTGATTATGTATCAGATAGAATCAAACAGTTAGGAGAAAATAATGACGACTAAAGAAGAACAGATCAGAGATGGTCAAAACGCAGAAAATATTTTAGAAAATCCATTAATAGTAAATGCTTTTAATCAAATATTAAATGATGGTTACCAACAATGGATATCAACGAAATCTGAAGATAAAGATATTAGAGAATCTCTTTATCATCAACAAATTGCTGCATTAAAATTTAAACAAGTTTTAATAAATACTATGGAAAATGGAAAATTGTTAGAACAAGAAAGAAAGGAGAATAAAAATGGCTAAAGTAAATAAACCAACTCCACAAGACAATATTCCAACAAAAGAAAGCAAACATAAAGGAATTCCTGTAACTGATGTTGCATCAGCACAGGAAGCATTACTTACTCAATTACAAGCTCCAGCTTCGGAAGAACCTGTAGAGGAAGAAATGCAAACAGAAGTAGAGGATAATACTTCTGAACAGGTAATGGAAAATACCGAATCAGTTGAAGAACCAGTACAAGATTCTAACGAATTGACTGCTGATGATTTAGTTGAAAATGACCAAGAACAAGCACTAGATGAACCTAGTACATATACTGTCAAAGTTGATGGTAAAGATGTTGAGGTTACCCTCGATGAGCTTCGTTCAGGTTATTCAAGACAAGCTGATTACACACGAAAAAGTCAAGTATTAGCAGAACAAAGGCAAAAAGCTGATGAAGAATTAGCTGCCACTCAGCAAGAAAGACAGCAATACATTTCTCAACTTGAACAATTTACAGATTCAGCAGATAAAAAACTTAATGAGTTTAAATCTTTTGACTGGGCAAAACTCAAGGAAGATGATCCAATGGAATATATGACCAAAAGAGATCAATACAGAGAACTTCAAGAAAACAAAAGATTAGTTCAAGAAGAACAAAATAATCTTCAACTTAAACAACAGCAAGAAGCACAAACTAAGTGGCAAGAAGAACTTGCTAGACAGCAAGAAATAATGGCACAAAGACTTCCTGATTGGAATGATCCAAACAAAGGCCCTAAATTGAAACAATCAATTAAAACCTTTGCAGTAAAAAAAGGATTTACTGAACAAGAAGTTAATAGTCTTATTGATGCTAGATCAGTAGACGTTCTTCATAAAGCTATGTTGTATGAAAATCTTTTAGATGCAAAAATATCTAAAAAGAAAGCAAAAATTGTTCCTAAAGTAACAAAACCAGGTACAGGTACTACTAAAGGTGAAGTCAATAGCGAGAAAGTAAAGCAACAACGAGCTAGATTAAGAAAAACAGGTAAAGTTGGCGATGCTGCTAAATTACTCGAAGGATTAATCTAATACTAAACTTTTAACACAGAGGTGTAATACAAATGGCACAATTAACAAATACATTTGAAACCTATGATGCTGTGGGAAACAGAGAAGATTTGCAGAATATTATTTATAATATTACTCCAACTGATACTCCATTTATGTCAAGTATTGGTACAGGAACTGCAACATTTACTAAACATGAATGGCAAACTGATTCTTTAGCATCTGCTGCTTCAAATGCACAAATAGAAGGAGATGATTCTCCTAGTGCTGCAATGTCTGCAACTTCTCGTGTTCTCAACTATACACAGATTTCATACAAACCTGTGATGGTTTCAGGCACACAAGAAGCTGTTATTCATGCAGGTGTAAATTCAGAGTTAGCTTATCAAATAGCTAAAGCTGGTAAAGAACTAAAAAGAGATATGGAGTTAGACCTTACTGGTAAAACCGATGCAACAGCAGGTTCAGGTAATGGTGGAGCTGCTCGTAAGTCTAGAGGTTTTGAATCTTGGACTGTTACAAACAACTCTTATGGTTCAGGTGGTTCAAACTCATCAGGTTCTGTTACAGATGGAACTCAAAGAGTTTTAACTGAAGCATTACTTAAAACAGAACTAAAAAGCTGTTTTGACAATGGTGGTGAACCTGATCTATTATTGGTTGGCTCTTTTAATAAACAAAAAGTTTCAGGTTTTACTGGAAACTCTACAAGAATGGACATGGCAGAAGATAGAAACCTAGTGGCTACTATTGATGTTTATGTTTCAGATTTTGGTGAAGTTAGAGTGGTAGCTGATAGAATACTTCGTTCTTCAGGAAGAAGTGCTTTATTAGTTGAAACAGAAATGTTTGATACTGCCTTCCTAAGACCTTTTGAAACTCAAGAGTTAGCAAAAACTGGTGATGCTATGAAACGACTATTAGTCGCAGAATGGACACTAGTAGCTAAGAATGAAGCAAGTTCAGCAACTATTGCAGACTTAACAACTTCATAACAAATTTCATATATCTTAATATATATGTTAGGGGGAGTTTTGTTCCTTAATTTTTACTCCCCCACCTTTACTAAAATCTAGATACATTTAATAATGACCTTGAAGAAGGTATCGCTTCGGAACGAGGGTTATTGACATGGAGAAAATTAATGAGAACATTAAACGATTATTTTATAAGTGGTAGAGTTGCTGATATATCAACAGCAGGTTCAACATTTGTAGCAGTTCCTGATGGTGGCAGAATAATTAAAATTATGACTGTACTTCAAGGTGCTATAAGTGGTGGTAATGCTGCTATTACTTTTGAGATTGGTGGTACTGCTGTAACAGGTGCAGGAATTACAGTTGCACACTCAGGTTCAGCAACAGGCACTATGGATTCATCTGTGCCAACAGCACTTAACCGAGTTGAAGAAGATGGTTCTATCGAAATTATTACTGATGGAAACTCTACAGGTGCTAAAGCACTAGATGTAACATTTGTAATTAGGAGATAAACATGGCATCAGTAAATTATGGTTTGCGAGTTACTAATACAATAAAGAGAACTGTAAATACTGGTTCTCAACAAACAGCAGCAACTAATGCAAGTACAGAGTATATAAGAGTTGTATCTGACACCGATGGTGTTTTTGTAGCTTTTGGTGCAAACCCAACAGCAACAACAAGCTCAACCATATTAGGTGCTTATGATCCTGAAATTTTCAAAATTGATGGTGGCATGAAAGTTGCAGCGATTGTAGCTAGTTCTACAGCAAATCTTTACATTGACGAGTTAAGTGAATGAAACGAAAACTCGATGATGGCCAAATTTTTCATTGGCATGAACCAACGAAAGAAATGGCCATTGAACACATACAAGATATAAAACCCCTTATTGACTCAAACAAACGACTACAACAAGAAGATCATCATATAACTGATGATTTTAGGTTATCTGCAAGAATTCCTATGACTGTGTATTACGAATGGAAAAGTAAATATGGGGTTGATTTGTTTAATCCAAATCATAAAGATGGTGTTAGAAAATTAATAAATAGTCCTGAATATAGGTATTTAAAAACAACAAATAGAAGAATATAATGGCAATAACAACTTACTCAGAACTTAAAACAGCAGTAGCTAACTGGCTAGATAGAACAGATCTCGATGATAAAATACCTGAATTTATTGCACTTGCAGAAGCAAGGCACAGAAGGGATTTTAAGATTAGAAGAATGGAAACTAGAGTAACTGCAAATACTATAGCAGATACAGAATATTATTCTTTGCCTGATAATTTTGTAGCTATGAGAAATATACAACTTAATACTGATCCTAAAACAGCATTAGAATATTTAACACCTGAACAAATGGATAGAGTAAGAGCAGGTAGTAATACAGGTAAACCAAAAGCATATTCTATTATAGGTAATAATTTTCAATTAAGACCAATACCTGATGGTATTTATCAAATAGAAATGCTTTACTTTAAATATTTTACAGCTTTATCAGATAGTAATACAACTAACGATATGCTTACATTTCACCCTGATGCTTATTTGTATGGTGCATTAGTAGAAGCAGAGCCATATTTATTTAATGATAAAAGATTACAAACTTGGTCAGCTTTATATGATAGAGCCAAAAAAGACATAATAGATTCAAATGAGAGAGATCGACATTCAGGAGTAGCACCAACTACAAGAATTGACTATGGAGCTTACTAATGACTACATGGACAAATGTAAGCACAAGTAGCACCTCTTGGACTACTGTACCTGAAACAGCACAAGGTTATATTGAAACAGAAGATAATTTGTTTTTAATAGCAACAGAAGATAGTGAATTAATACAACAAGAAGATAAAACAGATATAGCACCTGGTAATTGGCAAGATATACCAGCAATAGCAACAACGACTTGGACAGTACAATAAATGGCAACTAAGAAGATTTCAGATTTTACAGCAACTACTACACCATTAAGTAGTGCTACATTTGTTATTGTACAATCTAGTTCAAATCTTAAAGTTACACTTGCAAATATTGCAGCAAATATGCCTGATTTAACAGCTACGAGTATTACATCATCAGGAGCAATTACAGGAACAGGTGGATTTGTTGGTAATCTTACAGGAAATGTAACAGGCACAGCTAGTTCAGCAACAGCTTTAGCGACTGCTAGAACAATAGGCATGACAGGTGATGTTACTTGGACTTCAGCAAGTTTTGATGGATCAGGTAATGTTACAGGTACATCAGCTATTGGCACAGGTGTTATCGTCAATGCAGATGTTAATACAAGTGCAGCAATAGACGCAACCAAAATACACGATGGCACTATATCAAACACAGAATTTGGATATTTAAACAATGTATCATCAAACATACAAACACAACTTGACGCAAAAGCTTCCTCAAGTTACGTTCCGACTGCAATAACAGTTGCAGATGAGTCGTCAGACACTACTTGTTTTCCTCTATTTGCTACAGCAGCGACTGGCGACTTAGGGCCTAAAACAGCTTCAGGATTAACTTTTAATTCAAGCACAGATGTATTGTCAGGTACGTTTTCAGGTAATATCACAGGTAACGTTACAGGGAATGTAAGTGGCACATCAGGCTCTACCACAGGAAACGCAGCAACAGCAACAGCTTTGCAGACTGCACGAAACATTGGTGGAGTATCTTTTGATGGTACAGCGAATATTGATCTTCCTGGTGTCAATGCAACAGGCACACAGAATACATCAGGACAAGCTGGAACTGTTGAGAGAACAAGAGGTAAAGACTACAAATCAGATTGGGGTAGCTCATCTTCTCCTATATCGTTTGAAGTCAAAGTAATTACCAAAACATCAGCACACCC